ACAGCAACAACATCAGGAAGCTACTAGAGTAGCCGCCGCAGATTGCGTAAAGGTTCTACAGGAACAATTACCTGACTGGGGTAACCAACTCTATGCAGACATTCGTGACTATGCTGTGAAATCGGGATTACCCAAGGATCAAGTCGATCAGTACACTGACCCACAGGTCATCATGCTGATTAACAAAGCCAGACTTTACGACCAGTCAAAAGAGTCCGCCAACAGCAAGAAAGCCAAGGCCAAACTCAAGAAGTCGAAAAGTGGCAAAAAGGTTCTTAGTTCCAAGAAAGCACCACCATCTAAAAAGTCTATCCAGAAAGCTAAACAACAGAAGCAAATGGACAGCCTGAGTAGTGCTAAAGACTTAGATGATATTGCAGACGCACTCATGAGCCGCTGGGAAGAGTAAATCTTTTCAAACTTAATCCTAAAATTGTGAGGACAATTAAATGAGTACATACACAACCTATAACCAAGTTGGGAAAAAGGAAGATGTTTCAGACATCATTTCCAACATTTCACCATTCGCTACGCCCTGCATCGCGATGTTCAAAGACGAAAAAGTATCAGCTAGAACTTTCTCATTCCTTGAAGATTCATTAGCAGATTCAGCAGTCAATGCCGTAGTTGAAGGGGCAGACGCCAGTATGGCAACATTGACAGATGCAACTGAGCGTACAAACAACACTCAGATCATGTCTAAAGCCTTCCAAGTATCAGCAACAGCTGATGCAGTAGCTACATACGGGCGTGCAAAGGAAACTGCACACCAATTAGCTAAGAAGTTGAAGGAAATTAAGAAAGACTATGAACGTGCAATGGTTGGCGTAGAGCAAGCCGCAGTAGCAGGGAATGCTACAACAGCACGTAAGATGACTTCTTTGTTAAACCAAATCTCTACAGCTGTAGATGCAGGAAGTAATGCTACCGACGCACTTACCGAAAGTAAGCTATTAGTAGCTGGTCAAACAGCATACGACAATGGTTCTGATGTTGACACATTCATGATCAAGCCAGCTGATGCACAAATCGTAGCTGGTTTCTCAGCGGCATCTGGTCGTAATCGTGAAATCTCACAAGGCAAAACATTGGTCAATGCGATTGATCTATATGTGAGCCCATATGGTGAGTACAGAGTAGTATTGAACCGCGAGTTAAAGACAACTCACGCACTACTAATAGACCCAACAATGTTCAAAACATGTACGTTGCGTCCATTCACAAGAACACTACTAGCGAAGAATGGTGACTCAGATCGTCATCACATCGTGGGTGAGGTTTCTTGTAAACACACAAACTTTGGTGACTCAGTGAAAATCACTGGCTTATCATAAGTTCGAAATAGACCACTAGGTCTTTATTAGGCCACCCAAAGACACTCAGGTTTTGCTCTCCTTACTGTTGTCTATGGGTGGCCTTTTCATATTCTAAGGTAGCAAAATGACTAACAAAACACAGCCAACATTATTACAAACTGAAACAGACTTCGTGAGTGACCACGGAGAACTATTTCAAAAGCACACACAGCACATCTCACAGTCCTTCTTGGACGATCTGAAAGACGCTCGAAACGACAGCGGTTCGAAGCCTACAGGTGACATGATGCGAGTAGCCTCCATACCGACAGCTGTTGTCGAGAAGTGGATGCGAGAAGGATTCAATATCTGGGAAGCCAAGGGATCAGAGATTGTCCGTAAACTGAAGAATGAGGACTTAGATATGTTCCTCACAACTAACAAGAGGGTCTAGCTAATGAGCCTATATGAAAACATCCACAAAAAACGTAAATCAGGCAAGCCAATGAGAAAGAAGGGCGCAAAGGGCGCACCTACTGACAAGGCTTTCAAGAAAGCGGCAAAGACAGCCAAGAAAAGAAAGTGATACCAAATGAACAAAGGTGAAATCCGAGCACACTTTATTGCTCTTCTAAATCGTAGTGACTGTTCGAATGCTTTGGCTGACACCTTCATAGATCAGGCTATCACTAGAATACAAAGACAGCTTCGCGTCCCAGCGATGGAAAAACAGAATACATATAATGTAACATCTGCATCGGGCGTAGCAACTTTAGTTATGCCTTCAGATTTGCTTGAGGTAATAGAATTATATTACGATGGAAACTCATTAACACGCATACCTCTACATGAGATGGTACAGTATCAAAAGACTGGAGAACTAGGTTCACCAAGGTTCTTTTGTCGTGAGCAAGGAAATCTAAAGATACACCCGAAGCCTAGTAGTGGAGACCTATACCTTAACTACTATGCAGAACAAGATGCACTGACAAGCGACAGTGATACAAACATGCTGACTAATATTGCTTCTGACCTTCTTACATACACAGCTCTTTCTTATGCGGCTGATTACTTCTTAGATGAACGTGGTGCAATCTTTGATCAGAAGTCTGGGTCTTTCTTAGCTGAGATACAGGAACACGCAAACAGTTCTGAGCAGTCAGGTGTAAATCAAGTGGTACGACCTACGCATTATTATGAGGATTAATTCAAATGGCATCAAAAACCAGCTTCTACAATAACTCTGGAGTAACCAACGAGCAGTCTAATGCCATAGACGCATCAGTTTCAAACGCAGAAAATAGTGCAACACAGGCCGCCGCTTCAGCGGCATCAGCCGCTAGTGATGCGACTAGTGCAAGTAATGCAATTGCCATTACAGAAGCAAATAAGAATGCAAGCCAGACTTCATCAGACTCTGCATCCACATCAGCATCTACTGCAACAACTAAAGCATCTGAAGCCTCTGCATCAGCTGTAGCATCTGAAGCAAGTAAAGTTGCAAGCGGAAATTCTTCAGCTGCATCTGCGACTTCAGCTACATCTTCAGCAACCAGTGCGACAGCATCTGCGACCAGCGCAACAGCATCAGATGCTTCAAAAGTAGCGGCACAAACGGCAGAAACAAATGCAGAAACAGCTGAGACAAATGCTGAAACTGCACAGGCCGCTTCAGAAGCCGCCCGTGACGCATCAGTTGTAGCAAAGACTGCATCAGAGACTGCAAAAACAGCGGCAGAAACAGCGGAAACAAATGCGGCAACATCAGCAACTTCAGCATCTAATTCAGCCGCTACAGCGACTACAAAAGCATCTGAGGCTTCTACATCTGTGTCTAACGCAACTACAAAAGCATCTGAAAGTGCCACAAGTGCTACTCAAAGTGCTAATAGTGCTACATCTTCAGCAACTTCAGCAACTGCATCAGACGCATCTAAAGTAGCGGCTCAGACTGCACAAACTAATGCAGAGACAGCGGAGACTAACGCTGAGACTGCCGAAACCAATGCCGAGACTGCACAAGCGGCATCTGAAGCGGCAAGAGACGCATCAGTAGTTGCAAAGAATGCTAGTGAAACTGCTAAGACTGCATCAGAGACAGCTGAGACTAACGCAGAAACAGCGGCTACTAATAGTGCTAACTCAGCAACAGCTTCTGCTAACTCAGCTACAGCAAGTGCTAACTCAGCGACAGCAAGTGCGGCAAGTGCGTCTTCAATAACTAGCGCAGAGACAAATTCGGCTAACTCTGCAACAGCGGCGGCTAACTCAGCTACTTCTAGTGCAAGTTCAGCAACAGCATCAGATGCTTCTAAAGTTGCCGCACAGACAGCACAAGCTAACGCTGAGACTGCCGAAACAAATGCTGAAACAGCTGAGACTAACTCGGCTTCAAGTGCATCGGCGGCCTCAAGTTCAGCATCAAGTGCTTCGACTTCTGCCTCTACAGCCACAACAAAAGCAGGCGAAGCCTCAACTTCTGCCTCTACAGCCACAACAAAAGCTGGCGAAGCATCTACTTCTGCAAGCAATGCAAGCACAGCCGCATCAACAGCCACAACAAAAGCTGGCGAAGCGTCTAATTCAGCAACAGCGGCGGCTAGTTCTGCAACAGCGGCATCAGCTTCTAAGGATGCGGCTTTAGCGGCATTGGATAGCTTCGACGACAGGTACTTAGGTGTAAAGTCTAGCAATCCATCAGTAGACAACGACGGAAATGCACTGGTTGCTGGTAGCCTCTATTTTAATAGCACTGATGACTCTATGAAAGTATATGAGGGATCATCTTGGGTAGCGGCATACGCATCTTTAAGTGGTGCATTACTTTCATCAAATAACCTATCTGATCTAGCAAACACCTCAACCGCAAGAACAAATCTTGGTTTAGGTACAGCGGCAACTTCAGCATCTACTGATTTCCTACCAACATCCATGTCTACAGCAACAAACGCAACTGGTTCTGACTTTGTGCCTGTATACGATACAAGTGCTGGTGTCTGGAGGAAACAGACAATAACTGTAGCGGCTTTACAAGGTCCACAGGGCATACAGGGTATACAAGGTGCAACAGGTGCTGATGGTGGCGATGGAGCTACTGGTCCACAGGGTATCCAAGGTCCAACAGGAGCAACAGGAGCCGTAGGTGCTGATGGTGCAGATGGGGCTACAGGACCTCAAGGTGCTACAGGACCAGCTGGAGCAGATGGGGCTACTGGAGCTACTGGTCCACAGGGACCTACTGGAAACACTGGTCCAGCTGGAGCAGATGGTGCAGATGGTAATGACGGAGCTACTGGGCCACAAGGTCCTACTGGTGCTACAGGACCAGCTGGAGCCGATGGTGACGATGGAGCTACAGGACCTCAAGGTGCTACTGGTCCCCAAGGTGCTACTGGTCCCCAAGGTGCTACTGGAAATACTGGACCTCAAGGTCCTACAGGTAATACAGGACCAGCAGGGTCTGATGGAGATGACGGAGCTACTGGTCCCCAAGGTGCTACTGGACCACAAGGTCCTACTGGGAATACTGGTGCTACAGGTAATACTGGGTCACAAGGACCACAAGGTTCTACTGGACCACAAGGACCGCAAGGTCCCACTGGAGCCACAGGTGCTACTGGTCCACAGGGTGCGAGTTTCTCTGGAAGTGGCACTGGTGCAGTCCAGATACCAGCTGGTACAACAGCTCAAAGACCTAGTGGACAAGTTCACGGCGCATTTAGATACAACACAGAACTATATGAAGGTGAGTTCTGGAGTTCTACAAAAAATCAGTGGGTTTCAGCTAATAACAAGCCCCCATTTAATGTTGAATGGATAGTTGTTGGAGGCGGTGGCGGTGCTGGGTATAGAGCATCACGTTGGGCTGGCGCTGGCGGTGCTGGCGGTTATCGGTCTTCTGTTTCTGGAGAAAGTTCAGGTGGCGGCAATAGTGCTGAGTCAGTTCTTAGTACAAGTTCTGGTGATCAGTTTACAATTACAGTCGGTGGCGGCGGTACAGGTGGTCCAACTAATCATTGGCAGGGTGGAAACGGCGGTAACAGTTCACTACAACACCCAAATGGTACAATAACATCACTTGGTGGCGGCGGCGGTGGTTCTTTCGTAGGTATAAGTGGTGCGTCTGGAGGCGGCGGTTCTAACGGCGATCCTGGTGGTTCTGGTACTTCTGGGCAAGGATTTGCTGGTGGCGGTAGTTTTAATGTCGGCGCAGGCGGCGGCGGTGGTGGTGCTTCTGAAGCAGGCAACACTGACGGAAATGGCCATGGTGGTGATGGTATACAAAGTAGTATAACAGGGACTGCTACATGGTATGCAGGCGGTGGTTCATCTACTGGAACACCCAATTCAGATGGTGGTACTGCTAGTCATTATGGTGGTGGTGGTAACACCAGTGGATATAGCGCAGGCGGTCACGTCGGTGGGCAAGGTGTGGTTATAATCAGATATGATGGCACACAAAAAGCAAACGGCGGTACAGTTACTACAACAGGTGGTAAAACCCATCATGTATTCAACTCATCTGGCACAATAACATTCACATAAAGGATACAGCAAAATGGCAGTCTATGCTAAAGTAAATAACAGCCTAGTTGAGCAAGTAATTGTTGCAGAGCCTGAGTTCTTCAATACATTTGTTGATGACAGCGCAGGCGAGTGGATAGAGACAAAAACGGATGGGTCAATCCGCAAACACTACGCTGGTATTGGATACACCTACAATCGTACACTTGACGCATTTATACCTAAGAAACCATTTCCTTCTTGGGTTTTAGATGAAGAAACTTGTTTGTGGGAAGCCCCTACCTCTAAGCCTACTGGTACTGACAATCAATATGTCTGGGATGAAGATACTACAAGTTGGGTCGTTGACAGTGAGTAATGATACTGGCTGGCACATAGCCAAGAGTGTCCCTGCAACACTGCTTCTCGGATTAATCACACAGGCTGGGGCAATAGTCTGGACTGTGAGTATGATGATGGCAGACATCCAAGATAACCAAACAGACATCGTTGAGTTCGGACAACGTATATCTAAAGTAGAACAGCTGGTACAAAACCAAGCAGTATCAATGGCACGAATAGACGTGAACATAGAACACATCCGTACATCAGTTGAGAAGATGGCAAACCGAGATGACTAGGTTTGTCCTAGTAATAGCAACCTTACTCACAACAACAGCATGTATCCCCGAAATCTATGTAGACACTCCGATAGCCTTCCCGTCGAGTTGTCCGCATGGAGATACAGTATGTGAACGTAATCTAAACGCACAGACGCTGGCTTATATAGGCCACAAAGATGCGGCAACTAAACTGATGTGCCAAGATTACAAAGTAGAGAAAGTTATGGTTGAAGAATGTGGAAACTATTCGCCCCTTTATTAATACTGTTGGCAAGCCCAGCGTATGCAAATGACATCAATGGAGACTTCAGTAACAACTACGACGACAGCACTGTAGACTCCCACAACGCAACAACTAACGAAACCCATAATTACAATGCGGCAGGGGCTTCTCAGGCCGCACCTGTAATGTCAGCCATTTCACCTACGATGACAGGTGGCGGTGGTAACGATAGTTGTCTTTTACCTACCACCTCTGGCATCCAAGTCACTATGTTTGGGATGTCCAGTGGGACGATGCAACAGGATGAGCACTGTAACCGCCGTAAGAACGCCCGACTACTAGGAACACCACAGCAAATTGGAGGACTTGGGCTACAAGTCTCAGCCATATCAGTTCTGTGTAGTTCGCCAGATGGCAACGTATTCCGAAGTATGATGTTAGCCAGTACACCCTGTCCAATTATGGATGTTGTCACTGGTAAAATCCTAATGGGTAAAGCGGCAATAGATAAATATAGAGAACACCCAGAGATATACATTGTTGGCTACGAGCCCAGCAAAGTCTTCTGGGACACCTTGCTCAGAATTGGAGAAGATTTAAGTGATGAAGAAACAAAAGCAAAGGTTGCTACTGTTAGCGACAACCGCACTATTAGTCAGCGGTTCCGTAGTACACGCAGAGTCATATCAACCACCAGATCATTACAATCAGACGGGGGCACAGAAGATAACCGAACTGAAGGGAACGATTGACATCATAAATAACAAACTGCTTGCAAGTGGACAGCTAGTCAATGGTGCTGTTGGATATGCAACAGTTGGACGTGTCGTGATCGACGATGCACTAGATGATGGTAAGATAACAAATGCCCAGTTCTTAGCATACGAAGCGGCCTTGGATAAGGTGGGTACACACGACTATGCTACTGCCTCAAATGCAGCTGAATTATTTACTCAAGAGCACACAGCGGCAATGAACCAACTAACACTGGCTGTTGACCTACTGACATCAGCAACATCCGTTCTTGCTACAGCTACATCAGTATCCGCAGTTGCGGCTGAAGCTGACACGAAGCCAGAACAAGTTGCGCTACAGGACATGATACAGACAGATGAGTATTCCATACAGGCGTCTGAAGTTGCCACGTACAACGATGCAGTTGATAACGTCGAGAAGTACGCACAGCAAGCTGGTGCATTCATGGCGGCGGCAAACAATACAGACCTAACTTCATCTATAGACAGCTACACAGCCACTAATAATCTAGTCGCTGGTAACTACACAGCCATCACGTACACACAGAATGTCGATGAGTTTGTGATTACTTGGGACGGCAATGGTACTGGCTGGTCTGGCTATCTAACAGATGACATGAGGGATGCTTCAGACATCTATGGTGCAAACACATACATGCAACAGCATGGGTCTCCAACTAAGGACATGTAATCAATGGAAGACACAGAATTAAAGGTTGGCGGCTTCACCTTCAAAGGGTGGTACATAGCCGCCGCCTTGCCAATACTGTCTGCAATCAGCGGCGGTATTTATTATGGGTATGACACCCTCAATCGCTTTTATGACGTAGAAGCTGGGATTGATCTTGTGACGACTGAAGCTGACATGTTCAACGTCAGAGCCACAGACTTTAACTCGCGCATACAGGCACTGGAACAGGCGGTACAGGATAATGATGTTAGAGGTCTTAACACGCGGCTATCGACGATTAGTACGCAAATGCAAACAATACTGGAGCAACAGAAAGAACTTCTGGACTTACGTTCTAAAGTTGAAAAGTCGAGTACAATCACGGACCAGATCGGCGATAAGCTGGATGTTTACCAGACTGAGATAGACGACATTTGGAAGGCTTATGACAGTCTTGCCAGCAATCCATTAAACTAAGGATTACACATGATACAATCATTGATAAGCCCTGTCGCTGGGCTACTAGATAAATTTATTCCTGATAAAGACCAAGCGGCGGCTCTCGCACATGAGATAGCAACGATGTCTGAGAAACATGCCCAAGAACTTTCACTCGCGCAGTTAGCAGTCAACAAAGAGGAAGCTAAAGGTAACTGGTTTCAGTCTTCATGGAGACCAGCTGTTGCATGGATTTGTGTTCTAGGGATGGCAGTAAACTTCCTAATCTCGCCCCTACTTGCTCCACTTGGGGTAGTTGTCCCACAGGCTGATACATCTGTGATGATGCCAGTGTTGATGGGAATGCTCGGTCTTGGCGGTTTACGTTCATTCGAAAAGGTTAAAAAGGTGAATAAATGAAGAGTAACTTTGATAAGTGTCTAGCGATGCTTCTGGAACATGAGGGCGGCTATGTAAATGACCCTATGGATAATGGGGGCATGACAAACCTTGGTGTGACTAGACGTGTCTATGAAGACTGGATGGATCGCCCAGTTACTGAACAAGAGATGCGTGACCTTACGCCTGATGATGTAGCTCCAATCTACCGCAAGAACTACGCCGATCCTATTCGCTTCGATGACCTTCCATCGGGCTTAGACTGGGCGGTTCTGGACTGGTGTGTAAATTCGGGAAAAAGTAGACCATCTAAAGCAGTACAACGTGCAGTAGGTGCTACTCAAGATGGAGCCATAGGCAACCAGACCCTTGGGCTAATCGCTGAGAAAGATCCTAAGTTTATCATCGACTACGTCTACACAGTCAGACAGGCATTCTATGAGAGCCTAGATGACTACAAGCATTTCGGTAGAGGCTGGAGCAGAAGAAACACTGAGACACTTCATCAGGCTATGGAGATGGCAGAATAATGGTAGAATATCGGGGAGAGAAGTTCTCAGGATACAACAAGCCCAAACGTACACCTAACCACCCTACAAAGTCTCATGTCGTCCTAGCTAAAGAAGGCAGTACGATAAAAATGATACGCTTTGGACAACAGGGAGCCAAGACAGCTGGTAAACCCAAAGCTGGTGAGTCCTCTAAGATGAAAAAGAAACGTGCAAGTTTTAAAGCAAGGCATGGAAAGAACATCAAAAGGGGCAAAATGTCAGCGGCTTATTGGGCTAATCGTACTAAATGGTAGCTATAATGACAAAAAACACAGATCGCTGTCTTATGTCGGACGATCTGTGTTTTTTGTTTCTATATGATACTTTTAAAAATCTATGTCATTTGACATGTCCATTAGTATAGTGCATAGTGTTTGCGTTACTTCGGTAACAACGGAGAGCAGTAGCTAGACATCCTTGAGATGACTTCCCTGCTCTCCACCCACCTCAGTTATATAAACGCCATCATGGGCATCTAAAGAGGCTAATAAGTCTAGTAGTTGTTTATAGTTTATGGCTATTAGTTGAAACTCTCCTAGTTCATCAGCGAACTGTCGTACAAACACTGTGCCGTTATCTTCTAGGTACATTTCTACATCTTCAAACCTACCATCCGCATCTACTGAAACAACTTTCGTATAGTTTGACTCTATTTCGACTGTGAACATGAGAAATACTTATCCCCCTGCTCTATCGGTATTTCTACTGTCATCCTTCGCATTCCACACTGAGGGCACTGTCGTTGCCTTCTTTTAGATGGATAGCCATATTTGAAGTGGGGTATTGTTTCAATTATTCTAGTCTTCACCATGCACTTTGGACAATGCGTTACACTATCTTTCATCACTGCTCTCTTTCCTTGCCCAAGGTCTCTGGGCATTCTTTCTTCCACCATTAGAGCCACTGGCCTGACGTGCTTTGTGCCAGTCCCAGTTGTCCCCAAATGCGTAGCTGTTAATTCTGAATGTCTCACGCATTCTTTTGTTTTCAATATCTGCCACAGACTTGTGCTGTATTCTTAACAAATCCTCTCGGTTCATTAGCCTCTCCTTGGTTATTTTTAGATATCTACAAGTTCACAAGTTCCACCAGTACAAGCCAAAGTTTGTGAGCCTTTAGTTGTGTCCTCAGTCTCATATTTAGACAATTCAGACCAATCAATTTTGCTAGGCATTGCGAATAGTGCGGCTTCATACTGCTCTTCGCTGATGTCTTGATAAGGTGCTTGTGCATACGTGTGATCAAACCTCGGTAAGAAGCTAACACCAGACATCTCATCGAAATACTGGTAGACAAACGCACCGACTTCTGCCCATTCGTCATCCCCAACTGAAACAGTCACTGATGGCTTATGATCTGTGTAGTGACGCTGGTACGTTAGCCACATCTCCAGTTGTTCAATCGCTGTCATGTCGTGACGTGTGACTGAGCCTTCTGGTGACTTCATAGGGAAACTAAAGACAGTTGTAGTAGCTGGCTTCATGACACAAGGTTCTGATGGTATTCCTTGGTCTGCTAAGAAGTGTGTCAGTGGGTCTTTGTTATCGCCACGGACTGTCCTGATGTAGTAGTCAGAGTGCCTCGCATGGATTCCGCTACTGGATGATGTCAGCTGTGAAACCGTGCCACTTGGTTTACAGCAAGTTATAGAAGCTGACCTGTTGATACCTAGTTCATCTGCAAAGTAGTTGTTAGTTTCCCTAGCAACCCTACGCCATGTGTCTAGCCTATCCTCAAGCCCATCTTCTCTACCATTAGTCAAAGTACAGTCCATGATGCCTGTCATAGATACACCTAAGAGTGCCTCTTCCTCAGTGTTGGTTGTCCAGCAATCACGTAGGTACGGAAAGTGAGTTAAGGTTGCTTGGATAGTGCCTAAGATAGTTGCAAGACGTATCTTGTTCGAGATGTCAGCTTCAGTATCTGTAGCCCTAATGACAGCCTCTGTAAGATTGCAGAACTGACCACCAGTGCCGACAACACCTCTAGTCTTAGTTTCACCAGTCTCAGGGTCTGTGTATTCCTCAAGACGCTGTCCTCGAAGCACTATTTCCGAACATGGGTTAGTCCCAAATTCCCAGTTGCTATCTCTATAACCATCGTATTGGGCTTTGTCTCTAGCCGCCTGTCTATTGAATATACCACGTTCACCAGAACCAGAGGCCGCAAGTGAAGCCCATTCGTTCATGAAGTCTACACCGCTGGGCTTGCTTTCGAATGCCACTGAGTTGTTAGCTAGAGCATGGTGTGGGTTGTCGATGTACCATTCGCCACTTTTTGCAGTACGCATTTCGTCATCTGATAGATCACTTAAACTAATCATCGCTGAACGTCTTACGCCACCTACCACAACAATCGACCCGATCATGCACATGATGCTGTGGACATCTAAAGACGACAGCTTGCTACCCTGCTTTTTCTTAAAGGTGTCTATGGTGTGATCAAACAGTTCAACTAATGGTTCAGCACCAGATGCCCTACCACCAAATGTGGCTAATCGTGCACCAGCTGGTCTAACATTAGAAACATCCCAAGTCGGTATTCTGCCAGCGTATAGTTCAGATATTAATTCTTTATATGCAGTAGCCCATCCCTCTTTGCTGTCTTCAACAATAATCCTACAGACACCTGATGTAAGTGTAGGTATCTTAGGTAGGCTGTTCACATACTTCTTTTCTACAGAGAAGCCGACACCTGTACCACACAGTAGGATAAACAGGACTTCATCAAAGCAACGGATATGGTCTATAGGTGTATAGGAGCAATTATATCCTGCTGTATTGTCGCGCGATAAAGCCTTACCAGCCGTCATCAATGACCTCATAGAAGGCATCACTTCTAAGTTTAATATTGCTTGCTCAATCTCATTAGCAATCTCACGGCTAACATGGGATTTCACCACGTTGTCCATGTAGCGAGAGACAGTCTCAGTCCAGCTCTCTCGTCTTCCTTCATCTTCTATCCATCTGGCATAGCGGCTGGTGTGTATGAAGGACTGGTAGTCAGTAGGCAATAAGTTGTTCATAGTGTTTCTTCTTTTTCTTCAATGAGTTCAATAAGTCGATCCAAGTACCAGCGGCACTTCTTGAGGTCTTCGACGGGTTTCTTTTTGTAAGGCCAACGCCATAGGTACTTGAAAGCATTCTGCCAGAGGTACGCATTGTGACCCCAGACTAGAGAGCCATCAGCCATCGCTTGCATTGCGTCGATGCATTCGATTGATCCTGTGTTGTAATGAGGTGGTTTGTTTACAGCTTCATCTATCTTATCGGTTTCCATAGTATGACCTCACCTTTTTCGTTGTCCCAATCCGTACAGCGCAGAATCCGAGCCATACGTGCTTGTGTCAGCGCATAGTCCGCTGATAGTTTTTCTTTTTGATATTGTTTGACGACAGCATCCCAAGTCGGATGGTTTCCCAGTATCTTCTCAGCTGTCTTGATGCCTACTTTTGGACATCCACCATAGCCATCAGTCATGTCACCCATCAGGGCTTGGATAAGGAAGTTCCTGTTGGCTTCCATGTCACTAATGACCAGCCGTTCATTGTCGTTTGGCCTGTAAAGACGACATGGGATAGTCTTCATGTCCTTGTCATCAGAGACAATGATTGCTTCGGTGTTGGGTAAAGAAGCCATGATGCCCATGACATCGTCGGCCTCTAAGCAGTCCACCATGATGCTATCGTATTCTTCCATTGCCCACTCGACGAGGGCTTTGTATCCTACAGGCTTACGGACTTTCTTACGTCCACCTTTGTAGGTATCCAAAATATCTTTACGGAAGTTATTCTGGCCTGATATGGTCACAATTACATTTTCTACAACCAGCTCTTTCTTGAACGCATCAACTGTCGATACGAAAAGTTTTTTAGCTGCTTTTAAATCTGTAGAAAGTGACCATACGTCATCACCCCAGTCTATCTCGTGCTCGACAGCAATAGCCGATCTAAAGAGATACAAGTCACCATCAATGAGTAATGTGGGGCGCGTAAATGACTTGTTTAAGAGTTCTGCTGATTTCTTCATGTATATCCTGTCCGTCTAGGGTTACGAACCAACGATTACCCCAGCTATCTTCATCTATTTGGTTTGTTATGAAGCCTTCACTTGCCGCTATGGCAACGTGTAGTGCTCCTACTCTTGCGAAGTCTGATTTGACTGTGAATGGCTTACGCCACGCACGATCAATAACTATAAAGAGAAGTAATAAGTTCTCTAAGTAATCGTTCTTCTCAGTGCGTGTCAGCCCAAGACTTTCCCACGGAATATTCTGAGGCAATGGCAATGTTAAGTCCGAGAGCAATGCCAGCTTCTTGTGCCATTGTTCCAGCGATATTTCCGACATCTTCGGCAATCTCCTTTGTCTTACAGGCGATCTGCATTTCGTCATGGATCATGCCCATTATGAAAGCGTCCTCGCCATATTTTGATTTGATTGTGTCGTAGGTCATCATGAGCCAATGTTTTGCAACAATCGCGCCAGCTGACTGAAGTAATTGCGAAAGACAGCGATGGCTTGAGTTGCCTCGTATAGTCAGCTTTCGACCATCTAGGGCTTTGATGTATCCACGTTTAGAAGCTGTTTCTAAGTTCTTATTTAAAGTTGCAAATGCTGGAACTTCTTTAAAAAACTTGTCCTTTAGCTTCTTACCTAAAGCCCTACCACCACCAGCAACCTTGCCAACTAATGCATCACCACCACCATAATTAATGGAGTAGATCAGTGTCTTGGCTACAGAACGTGATGTTCCAAATGCTTTCGCATTGTATGAGTGGATGTCGCCTTCAAGTATAACTTTAACATACTCACCACCATCGTAGGGGTGTAAGTAACTAGCCAACAACCGCAACTCAATACCAGAAAGGTCTGTACCACAGATATACCAACCCCTTGGTGCTGTGAACAACTCTCGGCACTCTTTACCATAGGGTGAGTTTGCGGATGGTATCTGCTGTAGATTTGGACTTTGGGCTGACATTCTCGAACTGACACAGGAATTGCTATTTAGTCTATGCCGAAGTCTGCCATCAGGACTGCACTTCTTGATCCATGCGGCTGAACCCTCTGCCAACATTCCTATTCGTTTCTGCAAGAGAAAGTATGATGCTAACCTTTTGGCTTCTGGATACGGAAGGGAGTTTAGTATGGTCTCGTCGATCTTAGCTTGACCATTAGGCGTAAATTGCTTTGGTCTCCACTTGTACTTGTCCACTAGGCACTTCTGGATGTGCACCCTAGACGCTGGGTTAAAGTAGACTGTCTTAGACTTAACAAACAGTTCACCTTTAACATACCCACGGGTCTTGTTGTTGACTTTAGGATAGAAGTCCTCAGTAACTTCCCAAGGTGGAAACAGTTCCTTTAAGTCTTCCTCGATGACATGGCGTTTCTGTGCTAGTTCAGCATAGAGTTCACCAGCTTTCTTCTCATCGAATGTCCATCCGTTACTACCAATCTCACGGCAGATAGATGCCATGCGATGCTCAAGGTCGATAGACTTCTGTGTAGGATCAGTCTTCATCAACTTCTTGTAAAGAGTGTCAGTCACTTGGGTATCTTGGACACAGTATGACATCATCTCTTCATTGTAGGCTTCCCACCCACCATCGTAGTCATCCTTGAAGTCACCAAGGCGAAGACCCCAAGCCTTTAAGCTGTGGCTTCCCCAGAGTTTCTTTGGAAACTTAGCAACACTGAAGTTGCGTTCAGCATCCTCATTAAAGAGGTCTCCATGTATAAGGCGAGAGAGAACTAAAGTGTCAGTTACCTTGGCTCTTGTTGTCCACTCTGGATATACAATCTGTATCGCTGGGATGTCGTAGTCGATAATGTTGTGACCTATGATCTCATCAGCATTTGCTAGTAGCTCAAGTGCGTCTTCGATCTGGTCTGGGTTAAACGTGCGTACCTCGCCAGTGTCCACCTCACGGCAGACAATGCACCAGATAGTATGGATGGTATCTAAGAGGCCGTTGCTCTCTAAATCAAAGCCCCACCGACTCATCGCTTGTCACCAGAGCCCTTGATAACGCCACGTTTCTTTCGAGACTGTAACTTCTCATGGTTCATGGCGGCTACCTCATTCATGGTAATGCCTAAGTCCTTAGATAAAGCCGCGATGTACCAAAGCACATCTCCTAACTCGTCGCATATCTCAGCTTTCTTTTGCGCTGGGATTGTATCAATACCATCAAAAGTAATGTCCATGTCTCTGATAAGTTTCTTGATTTTACCAAGCACTTCACCAGCTTCATTTGCCAGACCTAAAGCTGGATAGATGACCTTCCATTTGTAGATCATTGTTGACGCCGCATCTGCTTGATATTCATTCATAGTGTATTCATGGATGCCTGTAGTTTTCATCTGAATAGCTCCCCTTGTGCATTGAGTTGTCTTGTTGCTTTGAAGATTTGCTGATTGCGTCCATACGGACTTTTGCGCTTCCCTATGACTTCAATAAGCCCAGCGTCTTTCAGCCATTTAAAGTGGTTGGTGATTGAGCCATACGGCATGTGCTTGAGTGCCAGCTGTACCTGTGCACTGATGCAACCTTTGTCTCCAGCCGCTTGGATGACATCAAAGACCATCCTAGTATTCTTTGTTAAATCTGTGTTTGCATACGCCTCGCGAGACGTGCTTGATAAACCACGCATACGTGTTCCTTTGCTTTACTAATGTTTTAAGTTGGGGGAGTTTTTAGAAACCGAAGTTACTATCTGTGGCAGTAAGTCTGCCTGTTTCGCGGTTGTACTGAAGTTCATCCGCTTGGCCTACAAATCCTGTATGCCTATTCTTTAATACGACAAGTTCTCGCTTGCCTGATGTGGGGTCTTCGCTGTCCACGTTCATAGCAATACAAGCAGTCGCCAGCTGTGCTAGGCTGTGGCTTCCTCTGAGCTGTGACAGCTGTGCCCTGTCGCCACCTTCGTGTCCTCTTTCGGAGTTTGGCCTCTTTAAGTGTGACACAAGGATCAACGCTAAGTCCAACTCAGTACATAAGACTGTCAGAGTGTGCATGATGTGATCTATGAGCACCCTCTCGTTGTCACTTGCACCAGCATACGAACTAACGAGAATACTAATGTGGTCTAAGAAGACGACATCACACCCAAGCCCATGCTTCATGTACCTGATACGATTACAAATGGTGTCTATGTCAAATGACCCAAAGTGATCAAAGAGGTAGATTTGACCATGAGACAGCAAGTCGTCAAAGCCAGTCTTTATCTCCTCTGGTGTTGCCGCATCCTCATCAATCACAATGTTTCTATTGATATGGAGACCTACGAGACCTTGGGCTGTCCTCTTAGTGCTTTCTTCTAGCATCAACATGCCAACCCGTGTTCCTGTCATGTGTAAGTTGTAAGCAATCTCACGGATTAATGTAGACTTACCTGTGCCACTACCAGCCACTATGGTCACAATGCCCTGCCGTATACCTTTGAGCATGTTGTTTACCCTTGGGTATGGGTACTTCATTGGGCTCTCAGCGTCTGGAGTTGCTACAGTCTCTCTCATGTCAGACATCTGAACTATGCCATCAGGTCTGTAGTCAGCCGCCTGATGTATGGCATTGATGATCGCTCCAGCCTCACCTTCCACAAGACACTCATTAGCATCCTTGTGTGGTAAGACAGCGATCTTAACTTTACCAATGGGCAAGACTTCAGCACACTCAATGGCGGCCTTACGTCCAGCTTCATCCTGATCAAACATTAAGATTATCTCTTTAAAGTTGTTGAGGTAATCTATGTTTTCCAACA